GTGATGGGTTTAGCTGCTCACAATGACTTCTTATTCATCTTTGGTAAGCGTCAGATTCTTGTCTATAGTGGTGCTACTACTCCCGCTTCGATGGCTTTAAGCGACACAGTAGGCTCTATTGGATGCGTTGCCAGAGATTCGATACAGAGTATTGGTTCTGACGTTATCTTCCTGTCTGACTCAGGTGTTCGTTCTTTGATGAGAACAATTCAAGAGAAGTCTGCTCCACTGAGAGACTTGTCTAAGAACATTCGTTCTACTTTGGTTTCTGCTTTATCGGTTGAAACAATGAGTGCCGTAAAGTCTGTTTACTCAGAGAAGAATGCGTTTTATCTGTTAGTGCTTCCCGCATTGGCTCAAGTGTTTTGTTTCGACACTAAGATGCAACTTCCTGATGGTGCTTCCCGTGTAACGCAGTGGAACAATATAGCGCCTACTTGTTTGCATTCACTTCGTAATGGTGATTTATACATTGGCAAAACTGGCTTTATTGGTAAGTATGGCGGTTATTTAGACAGTACATCAAGCTATCGACTTGCTTACTACACAAACCATGCAGACCTTGGAAACGTCAATCAAATCTCTATTTTGAAGAAAATCAAGGTCATTGTTATTGGTGGTTCAGACCAGTTTGTAACGATGAAATGGGGCTTTGACTTCTCTGCCAATTACTTGTCAAGCAATGCGTATATTCCACTTCAAGGAACATACGAATATGGAATTGCAGAATACAACATTTCTGAATACTCTAATGGTGTTTTGATTAAGACATTAGAGGTAAGCGCATCTGGTTCTGGAAAAGTTGTCCAAACTGGATATGAAACCACAATCAATGGGACACAGTTATCAATTCAAAAGATTGAGCTTTTAACCAAGAATGGCAAGATAGGATAAAGCATGTCAAATTACACAAAAAGTACCAACTTTGCGACTAAAGATAATCTCCCAACTGGCGATCCACTAAAGATTGTCAAAGGTACTGAGATTGATACTGAGTACAACAACATTGCTACTGCTATTGCGACAAAGACAGACAATGCGTCTGCCGCAATCACTGGTGGAACAATTGTTGGCATCACAGACTTAGCCATTGCTGATGGCGGTACTGGTGCTTCTACGGCTACTGCGGCTCTGAATAACCTATTGCCTAGCCAAACCTCTGCCGCAAACAAGTATCTTCAGAGTGATGGAACTAACGCTTCTTGGGATGCGGTTACTTTATCTACCTCTGACATCACTGGAACTCTAGCGGTAGCAAATGGTGGTACAGGTGTAACTTCTTCTACTGGCACTGGTTCAGTAGTATTGTCAAACTCGCCTACTTTGGTGACCCCTACGCTTGGGGCGGCTTCTGCAACATCATTAAGTGTTTCGGGTTCTGTAACTTTGTCTGGTGGTACTGCAAACGCAGTTCCATATTTGAATGGCTCTAAGGTTCTGACAAGTTCAACTGCTCTATATTTTGATGGGACTAACTTAGGCGTTGGCGGTTCTGCTTCATATCGTGTTGATTTGGGTTCTGCTACTTCTGATGATGCGGCTGTTGGTATTCGCATTGGTCGTGGTGGTGATAGCAATAGTTGGACATTGATTGACAGTGTTGGTGGAGCTACAAACTATAAAACTTTCAATGTAGGTACTCCTACGGCTCGTTGGTCAACATCTACTAATGGGACATCTTTTACTGAGCAGATGAGGTTAAATCCTACTGGTCTGGGAATTAAAAATAATAACCCTGCCGCTGCGCTTGATGTAACTGGTTCTGCATTGGTTAGCGGATCAGTAACTGCGGCATCATTTGCTGGCGCTTTGAATGGTACTGTTGGTGCTACTACAGCGACTACTGGTGCTTTCACGACATTGTCAGCCTCGTCAACTGTAACCCTCTCTGGCGGCACAGCAAACGGAGTTACTTACCTTAACGGCTCAAAGGTTCTGACAAGTGGCTCTGCGCTTACTTTTGATGGGGCGGGAAACTTGACATCAACTGGTGCGGCTGGGGCATCTTCTGGCGAAGTTGACCTAAAGTTGGTTGATAGCACTTCAGGAAAAAGCCTCATTTTAATTCGTACAGGTGCAACATTTAACTATGCTGGAATTGGCGGTGCTGAAGCGGCACTCTATACAGCAAACAACAATTTAAACCTTGTTGCTGATGGTGGTGCTATTAAGTTTAATGCCGGTTCACTTGGCACTACTACAGAAGGTATGCGCCTAACCTCGACAGGTCTGGGTATTGGGACGAGTTCGCCTGCTTATAAGTTAGATGTGAATGGCGCAATAAACACATCGGCAGATTTAATTTCGCAAGGCAACAACGCTCGTTTTTCTTTGTATAGAAGCACAGGCATCAACTACTTTGATTGGGCATCTGGTCAACCACTTTATTTCAGTACGCAAACTTCTGCGGGTGGCGGTGGTCGTAGTACCTTGATGGTTCTCGACAGCGCTGGGAATTTGGGTGTGGGTACTACAACAAATACATATGCGGCAACTAATGGGTTTGTTGTTAATGGGCCTGCGGGTGGTACTTATGCCGCTGTTTGTCACCCTACAGGAACTGGTAGCGGTGCTTCTTATATGATTTTCTCGTACAACGGTACGTTGATTGGAAACATCACGCAGTCAGGCACAACAGCGGTTCTATACAACACAACTTCTGACCAACGACTAAAAGAAAACATTGCTAATGCAGATTCAGCATCGTCATTGATTGATGCTTTGCAAGTTCGCCAGTTTGATTGGAAGTCTGACAACTCACATCAGCGTTATGGTTTTGTTGCTCAAGAGTTAGTAACTGTTGCACCAGAGGCGGTTTATCAACCAGAAGACACAGAGCAAATGATGGCTGTGGACTACTCCAAATTAGTCCCAATGTTGGTCAAGGAAATTCAATCATTGCGTCAGCGTGTCGCACAACTCGAAACAAACTGAAAGGTAAATTATGACTACGACTTGGACTATATCAACTCTCGACAGAGAAACCTCTAACGGCTTTGTAACCACTGCGCACTGGCAAGCCACAGCAGTAGATGGCGACTACACAGCCTCTATCTATTCCACTTGCTCATGGGCAGATGGAACACCTACGATTCCTTATGCAGACCTGACACAAGAGACAGTCCTTGGATGGGTTTGGGCTAATGGTGTTGACAAGCAAGCCACAGAAGATGCACTAGCCGCTAACATTGCTTTGCAGAAGAATCCTGTGACTTCCACAGGCGTACCTTGGAGCGCAGCATGAAATTAGAGTTAGAAACAAACGAAGTCCAATTCATTTTGAATGTACTTGGAGAAATGCCAGCCAAGTCTGGTGTGTGGCCTTTGCTTTTGAAGATTAAAGAGCAAGCAGAGGCTCAATTGCCTAAAGAAGAGGAATAAATATCATGGCCGTGACTAATGCACAAATTGTAGAGTTCTTGCTTGCTAATCCAGGCATGAGCGATGCCGACATCGTTGCGGCTATGGAGACTTACAAAATCTCACCTGCTCAGATGGCTGAGACTGTTGGCATACCTGAAGGACAGATTGCGGCTCGTGTGGCTGAAACTGTCCCTCAAGGTCAAACAGTTACCTTGGGTGACACCATTGTTCAACCAGTTTACACAACTACTGGGTCTGGTGAAGATCAACAAGTAGGTGGTCTTGAGAATGTTATCACCTATAAAGCTACTGATAACAAGGAAGGTGGAGAGTTTACTCAATACAAACCTACTGGTGAATTTGAGAAAACTGGCACTCAACAAGAAGTTAAAAGCGGCTTAAAAGAGTTTGCAATAGGTGCAGGGTTGCTCTTTGGTTTGCCATCCATATTAAATGCGGGTGCTACTGGTGCAACTACTTTTGCGGGTGAGGCACTTGCAGATGCAAGTTTGCTTTCTAGTGGTGGTGCAACAGTACCCTTTGCAGGTGAAGCACTAGCTGATGCAGGGTTGCTTTCTGGAGGAGGTGCGGCTACTGGTGCGACAGCATTAACTCCTACGGCATTGACTCCTGCGGCAACAGCTCCAACTGTTACTGGAATGGGCGCAGGAACTGGTATCAAAGCTGGTACGGCTCTAGCGGGAACTGGTGTTTTAACTGGTTCTACTTTAGGAACTACTGCGGCGGCGGGTGGTCTATTGACTACTGCGGCAACAAAAGCGGCAGAAAGCGTACTAGGTAAAGCTGTTACTGGTGCTTTGACAACTGGTGGTGGTATCTTGCAAGCCCAAACTTCTAAAGAAGCGGCTCAGAAGGCTCAATCTGCTATTGAAGCTGAGACTGCCGCTGCCAAGGCCGCTGCTCAGTTTCGTCCTGTTGGCATGACCACTAGGTTTGGCACTTCAGAATTTAAAGTCGATCCTACTACTGGTCGATTAACAAGCGCAGCCTACACATTAAGCCCAGAAGCTAAAGCGGCTCAAGATAGGTTTGTTAAACTTGCTGAGGCTGGTTTAACACAAGCAGAAGGCGCTCAGAAAGCCTTTGAACCCCTCCAAACAGGCGCTCAGAGCTTGTTTGCATTGGGTAACAAGTATTTGGCTCAAACTCCAGAGCAAGTCGCTCAAGACTATTTAAAGAGTCAGATGGCTTTGCTACAACCTGGTCGTGAGTTGGAGTTGGCAAACCTTCAGAACAAACTTCAACAACAAGGTCGTGCGGGTCTTTCTGTTGCTCAAGGTGGTAATTTGGGTGCTACGACTCCTGAGTTACAGGCTTTGTTTAATGCTCGTGCGCAACAAGAGGCTTTATTGGCGGCTAATGCTCAAAGAGAAGGTCAGCAGAACGTCTTGTTTGGTGCGGGACTCTTGGGTACTGGCGCACAAACA